GGAGGCGCTCTTCTATGGCTAGTTGGAGGTCCGGCGGGCAATCGAATGCAAGGTCAAAGGATGAACGTGTCTGTTCATGGATGACACTTATTTTGTCATCCATTCCATGTGCTAGGTAATCTGCGCCACAGTTATAAGAAACCGAGCGAGTGGACCCCGTACCACGTCCAATTGCTAAATACCATGCTTGTGCGATTGGGATCCCTGAGGTGAGCGCTAGCCCACACCCCATCGTTGCACCACGGTACGCGTCAAAGTCAGCCTGGTTGCGAATGGCAGTATTGTTATGCTGTCTTTTACCATTGCTGTTCTAACATCGCGTACCATGCGATACCCATCCGGTGTCCACACAGGGTGGCACTGGCAGAATTTTAGTTTCTCGAGGACGATTGCTCGACCCTCAAGTTCCATCTCGATTCCATATGTAAGGAAAAACGGTGAGAGTGCCGTTTCCACTGTATCGAGATACTCCCTCTCAACTATTAGGGAACAATCGTCACCATTGTTGACGAGTTCAATGTGTATATTTGCTGGTGTTGCGAGCGACGCTGCCACCAACATAGTTGACACATTCTGGATAAATAAAAACATGAGGCCACACATAATTATCACATTACCCAAACCAGTATTCATATCGCCAGACATGCGATTACCATGTAGTGTATATTTAACGTAACCATCTTTAGCACGCCCGTAACATCGGTTTGTCAACTGCCACCGCAACAATTTGCGTAGGAGGTTGATTTCATCAGTTGTACAGTGGCGTTTAAACAGTGACAAGTAAACACTATGTTCAAACTTAAGCAACAGGACAGAGATATGTTGATCAAATCTCTTTGCGTCCAACCGAATCGCGACAGGGTTCTTAAAAGAGTTCCACTTATCAGCAATTTGTATGCCTTGGTCTGATGCATTCAGTCCCTTCATAACCGTCTTAGTTAGGGACGAATTTGGTAACTCATGGAATAACTTATTAATCCCAATGAATATTTTATGTTCGTTTGGTTTAAGGAATCTGCCCAATTGTGCATTAAAGCGCGGAGTACGCGCTTGTATCGCACGAGGGTCTTTGGATTCCAACAGTTGAATTGCATTGTCCGTATAACCGAGACTCACAACAATTTTCTCAACCTTCATGTGCATTTGTATGTGCGCGTCCTCAGCCCGTAATGGATCCACCGCCAAAGAATCTACCGCACGCTGATACACTTTTCTCTTCGACCCAAAGTACATACCCGGAATTATCTCCAGAGCGCAAGGGGGGTTGATACGGGTGCATCGACGTAGGGCTGTCTTAAATGATGACAGTAGTCGGGTATTGTTTGTAATAGGTTTGACACATGTAATTAACTGGTGTCCTTGCCACGTACAAAAGCAGCGCGTTATCACGGCGCGTTGCATATTAATTAGACATCGTTTTGCTACCAGCACAACTGCCGGAAATGCGAGTCTGTCTATGACCCGGTATTTTATGTCAGGTGCTGTCCCACCGGTGTTTACCACAACCAGGTTCGATGAAACTGCTTCAGGAAGTTTTACGTCTAAAGCAGGCCATTCAAAACTGTGGCATTGCCTCGGGCATCCCTATTGTTTATTGGGCAACTGCGCATTATGAATGCGCTGTCGCATGATCGGGTCGGCAAAAATCTCTGCAAACTCTAGATCAG